TACACATATGCAGAAATTGCATCAAACTTTGAAGGCGGACACTTCTCAGCTAAATCAATCCAAGGAAAAATCTTATCAATGGAATTAACTTCCCACGTTAAGCCTGCTCCTAAAGTTGAGACAGTTAGAACTTATACTCCTTCAGAAGAAGTAACCTTTGTTGAAATGGTGAACGGCGGATCATTCGTAGAAGAAATCGCTGCAGCATTAGACAAATCTGTTAATTCAATCAGAGGAAAAGCTCTTTCACTTCTAAGAAGTGGCGAGATCAACGCTATCCCTAAACAAAAAGAAACTAAAGGTTCATCTAAAGCAGATGTTCTTGCAGACATTGATGTTGAAGGAATGACTGTTGAAGCTATTGCTGATGAGATTGGCAAAACTGTTAGAGGTGTAAAAACTATGCTAACAAGACGTGGTCTACAATGTTCAGACTACAACGGCGCGGCTAAAAAAGATATTAGTTAAGTCTAAAACTTAGATTAGTTTATGGCAGGGGTTCGCCCCTGCCTATTTTTTATATTACTTTGGGAGAGGTCATTGAATATTGCGTCAGCGTTATTAAAACAGATTATAGTTCAGAAAGACTTAGACACATGGGCTAAGCTAAAAGAACATTACCTACCTGGCGAGTACCAGTCAATTTTCCGTATCCTTGATAAACATATAGATAATTATCAAGACCTTCCACAATTCGAAGATCTCCGTTATGAAGTGCGAGATCGACAACTCCAAGAAAAAATATTCGCAATCGAGTCAGTAGATGTCGAGGTAGACGCGTGGCTTTTATTAGACTATCTAAAGAATGAATATGCACAAGTAGAAATACTAGACCAACTCGATGCATATATTGATAACACCGTTGCAATGGCAACAGCAGAAGAAAACATAGAACAATTACAAGAAATAGTTTTAAAGGTAAGTGACAAGGTAGATGTCAAACCACCAGAAGAAAGTATGCAAAGTATTTCCTTATTTGAAGATGACAAGGAACTATCAAGGTACTTACCTTTAGGACTCAACAGTGAGTATGACTCACAGATTTTGTTCTCGCCTAAAGACCTAGTGTTAGTAGGCGGACGAAGAGGCTCAGGTAAATCACTTACCTGTTGTAACCTCGCAGCAAATGTATACGACTCAGGTCGTAGCGCTATCTATTTTACAATAGAAATGGACAGTAGATCAATTCTACAAAGAATATGTGCCATATCCACCAAGATCCCTTTTAGCCGACTTAGAAACAAAATGCTTTCTAGTGAGGAATGGAATATGGTAGGTGGATGGTGGGCAGGTCGTTTCGACGGCGGACACGAACTACTGCCCGAGTTTAAAAAGACACATGACTTTGATGAATTTCACAAGAAATTAACCAAGTTAGACCTACACAAAGAAAGACAGTTAGATGTAATATATGACCCGTCGCTTACTTTATCCAAGATTCAATCCGAGTTAGATAAAAAAGTAAATCAATTAGATGTAGGCGTAGTAATAGTAGACTATCTAAACCAAGTTAAACGACATAATGCTCCAAGCCGTAGTGGTGGACAATATGATTGGACAGAACAGATAGAAGTAAGTAAGAAAATGAAATTATATGCACAAGAGTATGAAACTATGGTGTTTGCTCCGTATCAAACAGATGCGAGTGGTGAAGCTAGGTTTGCAAAAGGTATTCTTGATGCGGCGGATGCTGCTTACTCATTAGAGACATGGGAACAACAAGATAATTGTATGACTTTTAATTGTGTTAAGATGAGAAGTAATAGAATGGAAAGTTTTACTAGTACAGTAGATTGGGAGACCTTAAAGATTGGTCCACAGTCTGCTATGAATCCTAAAGAGAAAGAAGCAATAGCTAACAATATGGCAACAGGAGAAAACGTAGACGATATATGATATTATACACAGAAAAACAGTTACTCATAGCATACACTAGATATGTAAGAGGACTAAAACAGGGCAATCTCAGGATTGCAGAACCAACAATCGAGGAGTTTCGTATTATTTACGAGACAGAACACGAAAACAAATTATGGGATGAAATGAATTATGACTAAAACAGAAAAAGCCGCACTACAAGAATCTGTAGTGCAAGTAGGTGCTGCTCTTTTAATTAATTTTCCATTGCAGACATTCTTATTATGGTTATTTATTGAAAGATGGGAGTGGACAAGTGCAATTTTAATATCACTTGTTACGACTTTCATATTTACAGTAGTAGCACTAATTAGAACTTATATGGTACGCATGGAAATAGAGAAAAGACGTAGACATGGACTTTGGAGAAAAGTAAGGAACAGTGGCAGCAGATAGAATAAGTAAAGAAACGGCAGAGTTAATAGCTCTGCCACCTTTCGATCAGGAAACAAGATCAATAAAGTTTTTATTGAATCAACCAACGGTGCGTGATAATATTCACAAAGTACCAGTAAATGAGCCCCTTATGGAAAGTTTAATATTGCATGGCATACAGTCCCCAATACTAACCATGCCCAGTTATTATCCGATTGCAGGAAGTCAAAGACTGAGAGCAATGCAAGAAATAGTTAAGACACATAAAGATGGCTGGATGTTTAAGACAATGAAAGTAGAAGTATTCCGTTTTCAAAAAGAATGGTGGAATATGTTTTACTTATGGGGAGATAAAGAATTTAGAAATAAAGCCATAGCAATATGGTTTCAAATGGTAGAACTTGCTTGGAAGAGTAAATACTACGAACACAAAGAAGATCCAAGTGGAAAAGCTATGACGGACTTCGAAGAACTTGGAGACCAACTGAAAGGTTGGAAGCATAAAAAACTATGAAAATATTAGAACATTTATTATACGCAATAGTATTATCAATACCTCTTTCTGTATTAGCAATCGGGCTAGCTTTATTGCTGGGCAGATAGAATGACAGTAGAAGAACTATTACAAGAACGAAAAATAGATTATAAGTTGTCTCCAGCAGACTGCGTAGTTGCATGTTTAAATCCTGAGCATGACGACGGCAACCCAAGTATGAGAATTGATAGGATAACAGGAGTTTACAACTGTTTTTCTTGTGGCTTTAAAGGTAATATATTTAACTATTACGATGCGCCATCTAATCCGTTAGATATTCGCAGAGAACAGGCTAGAAGAAAGATAGAAGAAAAAAGAGCATCTTCCGTAGGATTGAAGATGCCAAAGAATTTTATGCCGTATGTAGGTAACTGGAGACAGATCTCACCAGAGACATACAAATTGTTTGATGCCTTCGTGCATCCAGACAAACCATTTACAGGCAGAATTTCTTTTCCAATTAAGGACTTGACAGGAAAAATATCAGCATTCAATTGCAGAACACAGTCCCCCACTGATGTTCCAAAGTATATAATACATCCCCCAAAAGCAGTATTGCCTTTATTTCCTGCTCGAGTCCGCCCCATCAAAGGGCGTGTAATATTAGTAGAGGGTATATTTGATGCTTTGAACCTACATGACAAAGGACTAACAAATAGTCTGTGTTGTTTTGGTACACGAAACATTGATATAGAAAAACTAAAATTATTAAAAATGCAAGGAGTAGAAGGAATCGACATATTATTTGATCCCGATGCGGCAGGACAAGAAGCCGCAGTAGGAATCGTAGAGATGTGTGAGATTGCAGGACTACTCTCAAAAAACATAAAGCTACCGATACAATTAGAAGATGCGGGAGCACTAACAAAAGAAAAAGTAAAAGATTTAAAGGAGACATTATATGGCTAAAATAGCCTTAGTAGAGAGCAAGCCTAGTCGTAATGACTATGTGCGATTATTTAACAATGAAATACAGTTTGACCAGTTCCAATTATGTTCTGATCCAACAATAAAGAAAGTATTAAAACGAGACTGTGATATAGTTATCAATGAAGATGACTACGACTGGATAATACTAGTAGGTTCAGAGTGCCTAAAGTATTTCACCAACCAAAACTCTGTAACAGAGTATAGTGGTCGTTGTATTGATGACAAGTACTTACCAGTAATAAACCCAGCTATGTTAGCCTTCAAACCTGAAGCTAAGAAAACATGGGAAGAATCACAATCTAATATTATTAAGTACACACAAGGAAAACTAAAACAACAAAAGCTTGGTGAAGATAAGTGCTACGGCATTACAGACAGTCCAACTCTTTATACATTTTTAGAGAACGCATTGAATCATGATAATGATTTTATAGCCCTTGACTCAGAGACATCTGGATTATATCCTAGAGATGGTTATATGCTTGGTATTAGTTTATCTTATGAAGAAGAACACGGAGCATATATAGACTGTGAGTGTATAGATGAGAAAGCAGAAGGGCTACTCCAACAACTATTTGACAAAAAGAGAGTAGTATTTCATAATGCTAAATTTGATTTAGCCTTCTTTGAATATCACTTTAGATTTAAGTTTCCAAGATTCGAAGATACTATGCTACTTCATTATATGCTAGACGAGAATCCAGGCACGCATGGTTTGAAACAGCTATCACTTAAGTACACACCTTATGGAGACTATGAAAAAGGAATGTACGAATGGATGGATGACTACTGCCGTAGAAATGGCATACTGAAAGGTAGCTTCACTTGGGACTTAATTCCATTTGATGTTATGAAAGACTATGCTGCTATGGATGCAGTGTGTACCTTCTTGTTATTTCAGAAGTTTGAAAATGCACTAGTAAAGAATGATAGGTTATATGGAGTATATAAAGATATACTATTACCTGCCTGTCGTTTCTTAACAGACATACAAGATATTGGAGTACCTTTCGACAAAGAAAGGCTACAAACATCTTCAGTGTTAATGCAAACACAAATTGATGAAGCAGTTAAGAAGTTATATACTTATCCAGCTATCAAAGAGTTTGAACACAACCAAGGTAAAGACTTCAATCCTAATAGTACATTACAACTTAGAGGATTACTCTTTGACTTCTTAGGCTTAAAACCTACAGGTAAAAAGACTGGAACGGGTGCACATAGTACTGATGCAGAAGTGTTAAAAGAATTAGCAGAGCATCATGAAGTACCACAATTAGTACTCGACATAAGACAGAAAGTAAAGATTAAGAGTACATATCTTGACAAGATTTACCCACAGCTAGACAGAGATAGTAGACTTCGTACAGGTTTCAACCTGCATGGAACAACTTCAGGAAGGCTGTCATCAAGTGGTAAAATGAATATGCAACAGATTCCTAGAGACAACCCGATTGTCAAAGGATGTATTAAAGCCGCACCAGGCAAGAAGATAGTTGCAATGGATTTAACAACAGCAGAAGTATATTGCGCGGCAGTACTTGCTAATGATAAAGCGCTTATGGGTGTTTTTGAAACAGGAGGCAACTTCCATAGTAGTATTGCTAAGATAGTATTTAACTTACCTTGTGAGGCTGATGAAGTCGCAGAGAAGTTTGGTACACAAAGGCAAATGGCTAAAGCTGTTACTTTCGGAATAATGTATGGAGCAGGTCCGAAAAAGATTAGTGAACAAGTAACAAAAGATTCAGGTGAGTACTTCAGTATGAGGCAAGCCTCAGAAGTTATTAAAGATTACTTTGAACAGTTTCATGGTCTTAAGAAATGGTTAGATGATAACAAAAGATTTATCCAAGATAATGGATTCATTTATTCTCACTTTGGTAGAAAGAGAAGATTACCTAATGTGTTCTCAGAAGATAAAGGCATTGCATCACATGAAGTAAGATCTGGAATTAACTTTCTAGTACAGTCTATTGCATCTGATGTTAATTTGATTGGAGCTGTGCAAGCTCATAATAAAATACAAGAAGCTGGATATGCAGACAAGATGAGAATCTTTGCTCTTGTCCATGATTCCGTGTTAGCTGAAGTAGACGAAGATGTAATAGATACATATAAATTTATTCTTAGAGCATGCATACAAGAAGATAGAGGAATATCAATACCTAACTGTCCGATTGGATGTGATTTCGATATTGGAGACGATTACTCCTTCGGTAAATTTGAAAAGAAATACGGATGAAGCTAGAAGATATTCGATTCCCTCTTTATGTAGTACACTCAGATGAGGTTATTACTAGAGATGGATTATTATGGTGTGAAGGTGCTGTAATAGACGACAAAAATACACAGGGCAATAGCCTTGGAGAGAGGAGACTCTCGACCCCTTTAAAGAACCTGTACGATTTGAAGTATCAAATCTCAGACTTTGGAGGACTAATCAAGCATAGAGGAAGATTCTATGTGGATTCAAATGGAAAGTTCTTTGTTTACGAAAAGAGTAAAAAAGCAACGCTAAAATACCATCTAATAGGAAAGATAGAACAAAAAGATATCGTTACTCTTATATGGATTCACAGTATTCCGTTTCCATTTGAGGTGGCTCGTCCTCCAGCGAGAACAGAGCTATACGCAGGAGTACTATACATAAGTGGTAAACCTTCATATTTATATGAAGTGTGTACTGAAAAGAAAAAAGATACTTGGAGAAAGATATAATGGCAAATAATGTTTACTTTAATATAGACATAGATAGCAATGACGAAGGACTAAAGTCTTTTGAAAAAACGCTTGTCACAACAACAATAAAAAGAGAGGACTGGGAAGGTAAAGAAATACAAATCCAAGAATTAGCAGAGATTCACGACTTAGCTTTCATGCCTCCAGTAAAAGGAGTAGATGACCACGGCTACCCTATAGATTCATACCAGTGGTACGTAGATAATGTAGGCGCTAAATGGTGCAACATTGAAGAATGGGAAGCAATGCATTTAAGTGGTTATTCTGCTTGGAGCGCTCCTATTGGACTAATAGAAAATATGGCTACCTACATAGGAAAAGCTGATCCCAGTGTAAAAATTACAATGACTTATGAAGATGAGTTTCGTAACTTTGTAGGAGTAGCAGTAGTTACTAAAGATGGGATAGAAACAGTAGACGAAATAGACGGAGACGAACTAATAGCTCTGATGAAAGAGCATTTTGATATGTCTGTAGAGGAAGAACTATCAGATGAATTTGACTGGTTCGAAGAACTAGAGGATATTCATGGAGTAATGAGAGAACCTCAAGAAGTAATGGACGATTTAGTTTATGACTTCTTTGGACAACAACAACGATAAACAACTTTTTCGGAAGGTAAACATCACATATATAATGGACTCTCCCCCTGAACTATATCGTTTATCTTCCGAAATTTTTATACAAAAATGAAAGCAGTACTAAGCAACAGAATATACCTAGAAGTAACTAATGAATATCAGGCGGAAGTCGATAAGATTCTTACTTATAGTATACCGCCTCGCAGACCAACAGACCCACCTATCATCATTAAGAATATGGGTGTAATTCGAGCAGGATTAATTAGTATGCCAATAGGGAGAACGGATCTCATACCAGAGGACTATGAAATTGTCGATAAGAGGAATGACATACCAGTCGAACCTTTAGATTTTAAGTTCACTTTACGAGATTCACAACAAGCAGTATACGACGAAGTCGATGACAGTTGTATAATAAACGCTTGGGTAAGTTGGGGAAAGACTTTTACTGCGTTAGCAATCGCAAATAAACTCCAACAGAAAACACTTATTGTAACACATACATTAGCGTTACGATCGCAGTGGGAAAAAGAAGTAGAAAAAGTATTCGGGGTCAAGGCGGGTGTGATAGGATCGGGACGATTCGAGATCGATTCCCCCTTTGTCGTTGGAAATGTACAAACTTTGTACCGAAATATCGACAAAATCGTAAAAGAGTTTGGTACAATCATTCTTGATGAGATGCATCACGTATCTTCACCAACTTTTACACGGATTGTAGACGCTTCACGTGCACGATACAAAATCGGATTAACTGGAACGCTACAAAGAAAAGATGGAAGGCATGTCGTATTTAGAGACTACTTTTCATCAACAGTATTTAAACCACCAAAGGAAAACTATTTAGTACCCTTTGTGGATATAATTCGTTCAGGAATACGTTTCATGGACGGCAATGTTGATTGGGCATCTCGAGTTAACGCACTCGCGTATGATTGGGAGTACCAAAACATGGTAGCAGTACTCGCTGCTAGCTACGCGGCTAAAGGGCATAAAGTGCTTGTAGTCGGAGATAGAGTGGATTTTCTAAAGGCTTGTGCAAGACTTGTTGGAGACAACGCAATTTGCGTAACTGGAGATGTACCACACGAACAAAGAACAGAAATGACAAAGTTGTTATTCGAAGATAAAGATATATTGTTTGGAACACAGTCTATCTTTAGTGAGGGTATCAGTTTAGACTGCTTAAGTTGTCTTATACTTGGTACTCCCGTAAACAATGAACCCCTACTAACACAGCTAATTGGTCGTGTTATCAGGATGCGAGAAGGGAAACCACAGCCTAGGATTGTAGATATAAATTTAGAGGGTCGCACAGCTAGAAAACAAGCTGCCGCGAGACGAGGATATTATATGCGACAGGGTTATGATGTTTTTGATATATAGCATGAAAAAATATATCTTGACACGGAGTTAAAAGTTTGTTATAATATGTTATTCTATAATTGGGAAAAAGTAAAAAGGGAAAGCAAGGGGAGTGTCAAAGATATTTTGACAATACTTCACATACTTACCTATAAGCTACCACCAGTGAATAGATATGATAGAATATATAAGTTCTGGACTAAAAGTTTTCATGGGGATTCGTTCCTAGTAAACCCAGAAGCATTATTCATTCAAAGAAGGAGATACTCAGATAGTGAGATTGCGCAATATGCAGGTATCGCATCGTTACGCAATTATTTCGAGTATCAAAAAAATAAAGATACCACATTAGACCTCCTCCACTTCACAGGGGATGAGGACAGTATTAAAAACAACAGATTACTGAGGATAGAAGAGAATCGTATTCACTTCATGTTCGAAGAAATCAATAATAATAAGGAATTAAAATGGCAATAAAATTTAATCAAACAAAGGGCGAAGCCCAAAAGAATAAAATCGACAGTTATCAATATGTCGAAGGCGACAACGTAGTAAGAATGGTAGGGGATATGCTTCCTCGCTATGTTTACTGGTTGAAAGGCGAAAATGGTAAAAATTTACCGTTCGAGTGTCTATCATTCGATAGAGA